TGCGCCTTGTCCAAGGCCCTGTACAGCTATGACCTCGCTAGTATCACCATCAATAAATCGAAGTGTGATAGAAACGATAGCTACGTTGGAGCTTTTGCTATCGCCGTGGTGGTACTGTACCAGCTCAGCACTTGTACTAAGCGCGATGTTCCGCGAAGACAACGCTTCGTTGACCTTCTTCAGTACAGCCTCGGCAGATGCGTACTTGTACTTTTGGAATGAGTTAGTGGCATCCTTCTGTACGTAGGCAACCTCACGGGAAACCTCGGCCAGCTTTTTAGCCAGTGTGTGTTCTGCTTTAGTGGACAACTTCCTTCTCCTTTGTTGCTAGCGTGGCGGCCTCTTCGGGGCTTACCCCTGCGTCCACCATGCTGTCCATCTTAGAAAACGCGCCATTAGTGTAGCCGTCAATCAGCTTTGCCGCTTCTTCTTCACCCTCAAAAGCTCTGACGATGTGCGCCATAGCCGCAAGAACAACAGAGAACATGTCGCCCTCATCGTTGTCGAGTGCGTTCTTTAGTTGCACAGCTAAGAGAGTGTTGACTCCTGCTGCTAGCGCAACCACCGTAGGGTCATGTTTTGTCGAAGTATTCTTCGAGGTCTTTTCGGTCATTGGATATCTCCTTCCAGATGTCGTTAGTGTCCCTTTCCATCTCCTCATGAAGGAATGGGTCTGCGTCAATCAAGTACGCAATCATGTCTCCAGCACCAATCTTAGCGCACAGTACACCCCAGTCAAGTCCAGTTACATACAACTGTTGCTGAAGCTGAATCACATAGTGCATAGGAGGGGCTTCGTGCCACTTCTTTCCAAACCATGCTTCGGTGTTCTTCATCTCTACAAGACCGAGGCTTGATCGGTTACGTAGCTGCGCTCGTAAGTCACTTGCCCACGGCACCTTCGTAGCAATGTCTAGCGGTTCAAAGTCTAGCCTGGGGCGCAAGGCAAACCCGTCTATGGTAGCCGCTATACGACGGTTCTTTGTGCTGCGTAGAAAAGCATTACAGCTACGAGTACGGATGCCCGTAATCTTCGTAAACATTTGCATGTTGAACTGCTCAAGCTCAGAACCCCACCACATATTTCGGGTGGGCTTGAAGTCATCGGAGCGACTGATCTTGCGGCGTAGTACGTCGTCCCTGTCAGACCACGGGCACATGCCCATGACTGCGCTCATCTCACTCGCTGTGATGTGCTCAAACCTGTACGATAGCCAGCGGGGGTCATCGTCGTGACAAACCAACTCATAACTTTTCATGGCGTCTCTCCTCTAGTCCAGGTAACAATAGCGCACTCGTGAAGTGAGTCAAATATTTTTACACCTTTTACATATCGTTAAATCAAACTTAATTAAGAAAGCTTTCTTAAGTAGGCATTCAGAGAAATCCTTGACGGGTAGCTAAACGTTGCTAACCTTCCGGTAAAGGAGACACTATGGCATTTGTAGACCAGGCAGGCGTATGGAACTTAAGTTCCAGCGCCGACGAAGCAATCAAGAGGTTCCGAACATTCGATGAGGGGGAACCGGATCTCATACCGCTGGGTATTCCAGCGGTTGACTCGGTAATAGGTGGGCTATTTCCAGGGTCTTGTGGCGTTTTAGGTATGGCAACTGGGGTAGGCAAGAGTTCTTTGATGCTAACTGCTGCCCTTACTTCGTCAGCACCTATCGGTATTATTAGCTGCGAGGATACGCCTGACGTACTAGGTTCGCGCGCGCTGGCCTGGGCATCCGGCGTCAACTCTCGTAAGCTCCGAACTAAGGAGCTTACTGACGAAGATAGACAGAACATTGAGGCAGGTCGCACATACCTAGAGTCAACGGAAGTGCTAGTTACGTACGCTGTTGGTGCACCAGCAGATGTTATTAGTGACTGCGTTACTTCTCTAGCTGAGGCTGGTTGTAGGCTGATCTGGCTTGACTATCTGCAGAAGGTTCGCGGTGTAACCGACGACCGACGCAACGAGGTGAGCAGGATATACACGCAGTTCCAGTATGGATGTGCAAGAAATGACTGCGCTGGGATGGTAATATCTCAGTTCTCTAGGCAAGACCCTACCCGTGAGCCACAAATCTACTGGCTAAAAGAGTCAGGCGATATCGAGAACGAGGCACGCCTAATTATACTCGGACACCGCGACCCTGCAGATGCAGACACAGTGTACTGTCGTGTGGCTAAGAGCACATACGGAGGAGAGAACATCCGATTTGCCTATAGGCGTAACAGCGCCGGTATACTGGAGGCAGTTAATGCTGGATAGTTTAGACACTTGGGAAATACTAACTTTTATAGGCTGTGTACTTTTTGTTTGGCTTTGGGAGTGTCGTTGTGGGAGGTAGAGCTTCAAGGCTTAAGGGGCATAACTGGGAAAGAAAGGTAGCTAATATGCTTAAGCCTTTGTTCCCCGATGCTAAACGTGGGTTTCAGACTCGTGGTGGTACAGCCGAGGAGCCAGACGTAGACGGCACGCCGTTCTACATAGAGTGCAAGCGTATGAAGCGTTGCAACCCTATAGCTGCCTTACGGCAAGCGGAGGTAGCCCTGTACAAGGAAACGGAAGAGGGCACTATCCGGGTAGACGACCGGACTCCGCTAGCTATTTGCAAAAGCGACAGACAAAAGGCTACAGTCACCCTGTACCTCGACGACTTTATACCGATGCTAAGGAGTATATATGGCGAGTAACACGCATTTAGTTTGTATTTTTTCCGACGTTCACTTTGATAACGAGCATCCCGAATGCTGGGCTTCCTTCAGGGAGTGGCACGCCGAGCACAAGCCTGAGCTTAGCATAGCTAACGGTGACATCGTTGACTTGGGTATGATGTCTCGATACGACCAAGGTCCTGACGATACTGTGTATGCAGTGCACCAAATAAAAGAAGCGGTAAGAGAGCTAAACTCTTTGAATGAAGAGTGTGAGCGCTTGGTGTATATCCCCGGCAACCACGGAGAGCGTTGGGAAAAAGCAATCTTTGGCAGCAAGGCGCAAGCTCTGAAGGGTGCGGTAGGCATGACCCTAAAGGAGCAGATGTACGCGCAAGGTCTTTCAAAGAGCATCCCTTGGGTTGCAGAGTCAGCTAGCTGCCCAGGGCTGTACATAGGTAAGAAGGCTGTTCTAGTTCGCCATGGTCATCGACAGGCAGGTGGGTGGGGTATAAAGAACATTGCGTCTGCTAACCTAGCCAAGTTCCCTACTATCAGCACAGTGGTGGGCCACCACCACCGCGCGCAGATGATGGCGCAGACTTCACTGGGTAGGAAGGTTGTAAGCATAGCCAACCCTCACCTGTCAGGTGATCACGACTACGCACCAAGCCCTAACTGGCAGCGTGGTTTTACCATATTAGAGTTCTATGGGCGTAAAAGGCTTCGAGATTGCGTTGACTTCTCAGCTTATGTCGTCATAATGGATGAAAAGGGCCGCTTCTCGTTGAACGGGAAAGTGTATGGTGCCCATCAAAAGGAGACGTGATGAGTGTAATCGTAGCAGTGACGAACGGTGAAAAGGTATGGATGGGCAGCGACAGTGCTATTACCGACAGCATGACCTACCTATCAGGGTGTAAAGTAAAAACAGTTGGAGAGGTTCTGTACGGGGTAGTCGGAAACCTAGACAGCTACAGTGCTATTATCCACGGTGCAAAGTTACCTGGGTCTGTTATCAACGCACGCAGTAGTGGTGAGATCAGAGGTGAGGTAGAGATTACCCGGTGGGCCTACCACACGATTCTACCACGACTTAAGGAAGCAGTAGCTAAGGCGGACATAAAAGAGCCATGCTTCAGCGTGATGGTCGGAGTAAGGGGACGCATTCTCTTACTTGACGAGAACTGCATTACAGAAGACAGCCGCCCCTACTGCGCTATCGGCGATGGTGCAGAGGTAGCTCTGGGTGCGTTGCATAGCCAGATGAACCGTCAAGGTAGGCGTGATCATGCGCGCATTACCGAGCGTTCATTAGAGGCAGCAGCAGAGTTCAAGAGTACATGTCGAGGACCATTTTTTGTGAGGTC